CACGAGCCCCGCCGGAGGCCGCTCGACGCCCAGCGCGTCGAAGTCCGCGCGGTGCTCCACGAGGTGATCGAGGATGTCGGCCGCCGCTGGGGCGTCGAGCAACGCCCGTCCGATGATGGAATCGGCGGGAATCGACGCGGAGGCCGCATCGACGCGCGCCTGCCAGTCAGGGTCCGTGGCTCGACGCTCGTCAATCCGGGCTTGAAAGGCTTGAATCCGGCCGACTTCACGCTGCTCGGCCTCGGTCTGCGCCCGCTGTGTCGCGGCCTGCCGGCGCGCCGTCTCAGCCGCCTGCTGCCGGCTGGAGAACTCCTGCCGAAACGCCCACCGCCCCATGTCCTCGATGAACTGGGGGTCGTACTGCCCCTCGGGATACTTGGTCGTGTCGGCGTGGTTCGGCCGGGGATCGTCCGTCGGGGTCTGAGGCGTCGGCGTCTGCGTGGCCAGGAGCGCGTCCTGCGCCGCCTGGGCCTGCCGCTGGGCTTCCTTCCGCTCCCAGGTGAGTTGCTGAATCCGCCGATGGACCTCGGCCGACTTCTGCGGCGCCTCGGGCTTGACCTCGGTCTTCGCCTCGGGCGTGTCTGCGGGAGGGGTCGTCGCGGCTGGGGCAGGGGGCGAAGACCCCGCCTCCGGCGCGCCAAGCCCATCCCGCAGCTCGGCCTCTGTCCCGTAGTTGGTATCGACGGTGATCCCGTCCTGTGTGATCGATCCGCCCGGAGCGGGAGTCGGCGTCTCGGCCGGCGTGACAGGAGCCGGCATTACAGTTCGCGACTCGCTTCGCGCTCGGCAATCGTGCGCTTCGGTGTCTTCGGTGTGGGCTTGGCCGGAGGTGTTTTCGCCATTGCTGGCGATTATCCCCGACCGCACGCGGAGGCTGGTTTGTTGTATACGAGAACTACAACCGGATTTTCCCTTGGGCCGCGAGCGACAGCACCGCACGCACCGCTTCACTCAGATCGAGGCCGGCCGCGCGCGCGCGCCGATAGAGGGCTTCGTAGACGTCTGGCCGGAGTCGCACCGAGAGGACCGCCACGAGCGGATCGGGGGACTTCGGACGGCCTCGCTTCACGGACCATCCAGACGTGGCGATCGCCTGGCCCGTCTGGCCAGCCCCGTACGCCAGCGGCGAATCGGGCGTAACGCCGACGCTAGGGGGTGCTAGAGCCATCGGGGAGTGGGGCGGGTGGCTCCGCGCTCCGCATCGCCACCTCATGCCGCTGTTCGTCGTTCTGCAGCTGAAAATCCGTCTTGGCCTGGAACTGCGCCAGCATCCAGTCCAACTGGGCCTTGATTTGCGCGAGTTGCACCTTCGTGGCGTCCTGCCGCTCGGCCGTGCTCAGCTTCGCCTGCGCGTCGATCTGCGCCTTCTGGAGTTGCCCCTGCACTTGGACCTGCTTCGCCACTTCCGCCTGCTCCAGCTCCTGAATGCGCTGCTGCATCGCCTGGACCATCTGGCTCGCCTGCTGCAACTGGGCCTGCATCTGCTCCGGTGTGGGCCCCTGACCGTCCTCCCCCGACACCTGAGGGGGCAGCATCTTGTGCAGCCGATCCGCGGCTTCCGTGTGGCCGGGGAAGTCCTGGAACTGGAACCACAGATCGCCGAGCAACGGCATCAACTGCGGCGCGACTTCGAGGAACTTCCCGAAGGCGTCCGCCCCCTGCTGGAGCCGCGTCTGATAGCTCTGCCCCACGTCCACCACGACCCCATACCGGCCTTTCTTGAGGTCATAGGTCAACGTCTTCGGCTGGGGGGGGTGCCCGTTCCCCGTCGCCATGGGGCCCATCTGGGGCTGACCCCTCTGGCCCTGGGGCATCGGCCCTGACATCGGCCGCTTCGTCTGTGGATCCTCCTGATAAGGCTCGTTGAGCTTCACCAAGCGCCGATCGTCGTCCTGCCCGATCAGTTCCGCCACCCGCCCGGGCCGGTCGTAAATCTTCGCCATCAGGTCCAAGATCACCTTCGCCTCGTAGGTCATCGAGACATTCGCCATCGACTCCACGAAATGGCTGTTGCTGAGATCCCCCTGCTGCTGCTCGGCCAGGACCGCTCGGCCTGACCGGCTCTGGCTCCCCGTGTTCCCGAGGCTGGGGTCATAGAGCGCCGTCCCGGCTTGGATGTTCTGGTTAGCGATCTGGATGAGGGCAATCGAACTACTCAGGTCCACGCTCTGGAGGTTCCTTTGTGGGGGCGGCCCAAGTTGGCCATTCGGCCCCACGACAAGGTCATACTCTAACTTCGAGAAGTTTCGCGTGCTGGCCTGATCCCACGCCGCCTGATTCGTTTTGAACGTGCCCACAGGCCCGATCCAAGGCGATTTCGTCGCCAACGCATCCTTTTCGACCGCGCCTGACACCTCGTAGTTGAACAGCCGCGCCGAGTCTTTATTGGGCCCAATAATGCCCGTCCACCACCGCTCCTCGTCGAACGGCTGGAGTTCCTTCCCGAGCACTGGGATCAACGGCAGATACCGCCCGTTCCAGATGGTTGATTCCAGCTTCTCGGTCGCCGTGATCTTGCACACGTGGATCGTCGGCACCCGCTCGGGACGCACCGGCCCGTTGCCGTCGATGAGCGCCTGATCCGTCTCGTCGGCGTAGCCGTGGCCCCCATCCGTCAGTCGCACGCGGTCCCGGGTCTTCCACTCGGTGTAGAAATACTCTCCAATCGTCACCCGGCGATCCTTGCCAGACCCCGAGATCCAGAAGGGATTCGTTGAGGCGAGTTGGTCCAGATCGCTGTCGTTCATCTCTTCGAGCGGATCCCCGTCATACGTCGAGCCACGCGCCTTCCTGGCGTCCTTCGAGAAGGCCCGTTGATAGGCCCCCCACGACAGCACCGACACAATCAGCCCACGTTCCGCATTCGAGAAGTCCGGTTCCGTCGCGTAGGGGTCTGCGTACACGTTCGACTGCCGCAGAATCCGCTCGATCACGATCTTCTGATCGAAGGGATCGTCTGTCGCGTCGTCCCACGTCGTGTTCACCCGGTACCAGCCGATGCCCGCCTTGATCGCCCGGTCAAACGCCCACCCTCGGGCGATGTAGGCCCGGGAGTCCACCTCGATGCTCCGGTAGAGCCCCTGAATCACCTCGGCGGTGTCATCGTCGGCGTCGAGGCTCAAGGGATGCACGCGCACGCCGTAATGGGCGCGCGCCCACTGGTTGTAGACGAGCTGGATCGGCTGGTCGAGCTTCGGGATGCTGATCATCGGACGGGCGGGGATCTTCACGCCGCCGATGACTTGCCCGCGCCGCTGGACCGCTACGTCCTCCGGCCACAACTTCTCTGGCACCTGACACGCGAGGTCGTCGAGCTCACGCTGGCGCTGCTGCGCGAACACCTCCGCGGAGAACTTCTGGAACTCTAAGGCGTCGGTGACGAGGGAGGGGATTTCAGGCATCGGGAGGCTTCCCCTGTGTCCATCGCGCCCAGAACGGCCGCTTCGCTTCCAGCCCTTCAATCCGGCGTAGCAACTCCCGCTGATTCTCCATGAGCACCTGCACGGACTGCGCGCACGCCGCCAGCAGGTCGGACGCCTCCCCTCCGAAGGCTTTCCGAATCGCGCGGCGGCTGGCGTGGACGGTGCGCTCAGGCATGGGGGGCTGGTGTGCCTAATACGGAGGCGTAGAACAAGCACAGCGCCTCATGGGGATTCGTGTTGCCAGCCGTGGCCGGATCAGCGGCCCATGACGGATCGCGATGTTGGGGATCGATCGCGTGGGCCTCCAAGCGCGCCACCCAAGCCTCTCGAAGCAGTTCGCGCTTCGCCACCTTCGCTCCAGGCTGTGACCGGCTCATGACCCGATACTCTGCGTGTCGGGTCCGTGAGCGAGTGAGGAGGTCCGAGACGGATTCATCCATTGTCGGCCGCAGTCTACCACGTCACGACGCCAACCAGCCCGTCGCATTCGCCGGCAACGGCACCCCCGGATCCGGCACATGTCCCAGCGTCACACTAACCGGCTGCGCCCACGTCAAGGCCAGCGCATCCCCATCGTCCGGGCTCGAAATGTTTCGTCGCTGCATCGACTCCTTCGACTCCAACACGAGCCGATCCTTCTTGTCGAGATGGAAGCCCGGCCCCGTCAAGTCAGCTTCGAGCCGCGCGTCGTCTCTCGGAATCGCCCCGTGGAGTAGCCAGTCCTTCATCCGGTTCCACATGTACGCCCTCAAGTTGGCTTGATGGATATCGGGGCTCGGGCCGCCGAAGTTCACTTCGTGGACCTGGGAGAAGCCCAGCGTATGTAGCCGCTCCACGATGGCCGCCCCGAAGGCCGAGTCGATGAACATCGCCGCAATCTTCAGCGAGGGGTCGGTTTCTTTGAGGCGCTCGGCCAGAAGCGTGACGACGTGAGCGCGGTCGCGAGACGCTTCACCAGAGAGGCGGAGAGGGGGCAGGGTGCGTCCGTCGAGGCCTCGACGAAACCGCGCAACGGTCCAGGCGGCTCCCCCACCAGAGACATCCACTCCACAAATGAGTGGTTCATCGGCCAAGACCCCAGGGACGCGCTTTTGCGCGGCGTAGATCCGCGTGGCGTCGATGAACTGCGCGTCACTCGCCGACGGCGGGAGCCCTTTGACCCTAACCCGGAAGAAGTCGCTGTCTTCGCCATAGTCCTGTGCCCATTCCTCAATCAGTGCCTTGTTGGCAAACCGGCACGCGCGCGAGTCGATGATAATCTGCGTCCACCGATCCCGCTGCGCCCCGAAGCACGCCGCATGGAACTTGCCCGTGTTGCGCGTCGGATTCCCGAACAGGAAGATCATCGGCTCCCCGTCCGTCAAGCCCCCTTCCGCCACTTCGTGAATCACATCCGGCACCGCACTCGCCTCGTCGAAGATGTAGAACGACGTGGAGGCCGCGGCGTGCTGCCCCGCGAAGGCCTCGCTGTTCTCCTCTCGACAGGTTTGCGGCGCGCAGAACCAGGACTCCCGAAAGGCGGGGTGATACTGCCGCTGCGTGTTGCTCGTAAACCAGTGGCCTGAGAGGCACAGCTTCGTCCAGGTCTGAATCGCCGCCCAGGTCTTCGTGTCGAGCTGTGTGTTTGTGTTCGCGGTGATGGTGCCCTTGCAGTGCGGCCGGGTGGACATGAGCCAATTCACGATCCACGCGACGAGCGTAGACTTCCCAATGCCGTGGCCTGAGCTGACCGCCATCCGAATCGGGTCCACAGGCGTGACCCCGTCGAAGGCGCGGGCCTTCACCTGGTTCCCGAGCTCCGTCAGGAACGCGGCTTGCCACACGTCAGGGCCGGTGTGGGCCTGCAAGACGCCAGGCTCTCCCCAGGGATAAGCCAGCCTCACGAAGCGGAGAGGATCCGCGTAGCACGCGGCGATCTCGTCCGCGATCTGGAGGTCAGCGAGGCTGGCGGGCATGATAGCGCTGCGTGCAATCTGGATCGTCGTAGGGGAGGCTTAACTTCACCTCGCCACCAGACACCGACAGCACTCGGAAGTACTTGCCGATTAGCTCACGCGGCATCCTCCGGCTCCGAGCCTCAAAACGAATCACGTCGCCCACCTGAAACTGATCAGATAGGTCGATCTTTGACCGGAGACTCATGTTATGCCTCGCAACCGTTGACGGCCAGCGAGCAACGCCGCGATGAGCGTGTCATCGCCCTTCAGGGTGATGTCCTGCTCTTGCTCCTTCGGCTTGTCGAGCGCACGGTTCAGGAGGTCGGTGAAGGCGGGGACGCTCGGGTCTTTCTCCCAGACTTCCACAATCTCTTCGGCGTCGGTGATCTTCGCGCGCGCCATGGCTTCCGTGACGCGGATGAACTTGCCTGTCTTCTTGTCCCGGGTGACGAGATACTTCAGCCCTTTGGCGTTGTCGATCTGGGCCGCGAGCAAGGGCGCGAGCTCGGCGTAGACCGCTTGGCGGACAATCTCTCTCGCGGCTTCTTTCTCAAGCCGCGCGGGCCCGGGTTTCCGTCCAGCCCCGACGCGCTTACCGCCACGGCCCATTTGATTGCTCAGGGAGATTCAAAACACGCATCACGCCTCAAGTCTAGCACGCGCAACGGGGTGGAACAGCTCATCTATTGACTCAGTCAATGACGTTCCCCTCGTCGATGATGTCCGGCCCCAGTGACGTCGCGAAGCCCGAGAGCACGTTGTCCCACGCCGACCCAATCGCCCACAGGCCGTAGGTGTTCGGCAGGCTCGGATCGACGCTCAGTGTGGACTGACTCACCGACACCCGGCCTGAGCCGAGAATCGCCCGCTCGAAGTGCTCAATGGTGTTGTCCGCGAGCATGGCGCTGCTACCACTCGCCACCCACACGCCGATGGTTTCGGCTTCCGCGGTGTCGTTGCGCAGCAGGTTGTGTCGGATCGTCACGTCGGTCGCCCCAGACGCCACGAGGATGCACACGCCTTCCCCGGTCCCCGTCCCTCCGGGTTGGCGGTAGAGGTTCCGGCACACGTTCCCTTCAACCCGACTGCCGGACCCGAGCGCGTTAACCCCGATGGCGTAGGCTTCGGGCTGGTAGCCCGCGATGGCCTCGAAGCGGCTCGCGCGAATCACGGCGTTCGTGCCGTAGCCGGCGTTGACCCCGATGTAGGTGTTGCCCGTGAAATCGACGGACTCGATGTGCAACCCGTCGCTGTACGCCCCGTGCACGCCGAACCAGCAGCCGGTAATCGCCCCGTTCAGGATGCGGACGTTCGTGCGGCTCGTGGCGAGCACGCCGTAGGGGGTAGCTGTCGCGGGATTCGCGGGGTCACAGCGCAATGTGAAGCCGTTCAGGTTCAGCGTCACGTGGTGCGCGTTGACGATGATGTTCGTCCCGGTCGTCGTCCGATCCCCCGACAGGGTGTAGGTGCCTGAGCTGGTGATCGTCCACGTGGAGACTTGGGCGAAGGCGAGCGACGGGATCGATAGCAGGCACAGGAGCAACGCACCTCGCTTAAGGATTTGGGTGACGGCGTCACCCTTACCTGGCGGCACGATCTGTCCCTTGGTCGATGTCGGTGCCGCGAAGGTGAGCCCGAGATACGAGAGGAGGGCGTCCACGCGCTCTAAGGCGCGATGCCCCTTTGTGGTGGCGTGCTGGTGAAAGCTCTGCCCGAGACCCCCACCAAGAAGCCCTGCTACGGTCGGCGCGAGCCCGTAAGTGTCCGACTTGAGGCGCTCGATATCAGACTCAAGGTTTTCGACCCTCTCCACGAGCCGCATATAGTCTTGGCGCGATAGGAACATATCGATATCCCCTCTATTCTACAATGACTTACAAAGTTCTCGACTCGTAATTTACCGCTCCCCCCGCAAGTACATCCCCACAATCCGATCCGGCACGAGCGTCTTCGTCTTCGACGCCGCCAACCGGGATCGCTGCGCCGCC